ATAGGCGACGTTGTGGCAACTGAGCCAGAATTCTATGATCGCCTCTTCGAGTGCTTCCCTGACATTGATGCTCAAAAAAGATGGTGGCCTGATTTTGATATTGAAAAACTTATTTTAAAGTATTCGGAAAAAGGATTTGACGGAGCATCTGCGTTCATCAACGATTACTTAATTGGTGACAGGAGAAAAATGGAGGCCAAGGCTTATGTCGCCAAGTTTAGGAAAAAACACTTTGAGAGTCCTTCCTCTTACCCGATAAGTTGGCTAATAAGGAACCTCGCCTTAAATGATATAGATGTAAATTCACCAAGCCCAGTCGGACCTGGAACTAGGGCTTATACCGTTCGTGAAATGGAAACAGAGAAAAGTAATGAACATCCCGAAGATTGAGATTGTACCCATTGACGAATTAGTCGTCCCTAGTTGGAGAGCAACTCACACGCTGAGACCAAACTTGCTGACAGTTTCATCCTCCTTAGTAAAGTACGGGTTCATACAGCCGATCCACGTTATGAGCCGTAAAAACATAATTATTGACGGCACGGAAAGGGTCAACCTATGCATGTCGGTAAAGAAACTATCTGAAATAAAAAGCAGTGGCATACCAGTCATTTTTCATGACGTATCTGAACAAGAAGCAATGATGATGCACCTTCAGTTCAATAGGGGAAATGGAAACATCGTTGCGAAGAGAATGTCTTCAATAGTAAGGAAGCTGTACGTTTCTAGTGCATATACAGAAAAAGACTTCAATGAAATGCTTTGCATGAAGAATTCAGAGTTTAGTTTAATGCTTGACGGATCTATTTTTAAGAATAGAAAGATACAGGAACACAACTACTCAAGGGCGTGGGTTCCAGTAGAGGCTCCACCCGGCACGATTGACAATGGCCCCTTCATAGAGAAGCCGCCAAATGACGATAGGTGAAAGTTAAAAAAATTGAAAATGCTATAATCTTCTCTACCGACTATCATTAGAGGAGCAAATTTATGCCTGGATTGCGCTATGGCCCAGACATTACGGATGATGCGGCATCGTTGATGATTTCCGAAAACAAGATGAAAGCAAGGCTTCGTGCTGCGCAGAATCCAAGAACTCAGCAAACCATTAAAGCAAGACTTGCAAGACTCAATCAAACTACTCAGGATGTTTTCGGCAGTAGGGAAAACAGAAACAGACTTGCACAATACTCCCTTGGGGAGACTGGGTACGCAAGAGGCAATAGGACTAGCGGAACAAGAAAAGCTCTCAGAAGCCCATTGGGTGGACCAGCGCAGAGACCGGGCAAAACAGGTTTTAGGGCTCGTCCTGGTATAAAGAAATCAGATGGACCACTTTATAGGCAGGCAACCGCAAGGGCTAAAGAAAACGCAGCAGAATTCAAGAAGTCAGTTAGCGCATCAAGCAGGCAACCATCAACAACGAGGGCTAAGGCAAAACAATCAGTTGCCAAAAAAGCTCAGGCCGCCCGCAAAACTCCAAGAAAAAAATAAATAGGCGGATGCAAGAATGATAGTGACAAAAGCTGAATTAACCAATTACATGGACATCAAGCTTAGTTTGCGTCAACAAGACGCTGCTGATCTTATTCTTGCAGGTCTCCAAGGAGAATTGGAAGCATATCTCCGCAGACCAATAGAGCCAATTGAATTTGAAGAGGAATATAGACTCCCTTCAAACCAACACGGAGTTCCGATGGGGACTTTCTTGAGTACCAATACCTCAAACTACTACTCTGACTCATTTACAACAAACCCTGTTGACACAATGATTTACGCAGAACCGCCAAAAATGATTTACTTGAGGAATTCTCCAGTTATTGAAGTAATTTCGGTTACCGTAAAACCAGTACACGGCACACTCAGGACGCTAGTTGTTGATGATGACTACGTTGCGCATAGGTTTGGTATTGAATATTTTTATGGTTTTGAGAATGACTTGGTCACCGTAACCTATACTGCTGGTCTTGACGGAACTACACTTCCCTTCTTCAAGTTGCTTATCCTGCGCGCAGCTTCAAGGGAAATGCAAAACCTCCATGACGACGTGGTGGGCGTAAAAGACCTCGAAACACGAAATGTTGGGCCTCTTGTAACTGGCTTCCTTGACACGGAACTTGCATCCGTAAGCAGGTACAGGAGAAGGCGAATAGCGTAATGAGCATCCCCGTCTTAATAACCCTCACCATTGATATTGATGAGACAATGGACAGCCTGAAGGTTCTTGAGAAAAGAAGTAGAAACTTCTCTCCCGTATGGAGATGGGCAAAGAGAAGCCTAGAAAGATCTTTTTCTGAGAACTTCCGTGCTGGTGGTTCCTTAGTTGGTGGATGGGATCCGCTTGACGTTGGTTATTCGTCGTGGAAAACCGAAAATTTCCCCGGAAGAGGGAAGTTGCGCGCTACTGGGAAACTGTTCCGTAGCGTATCTAGCCTCAACGGCGGAGTGAATAAAATTGAAAAGTTAAGTGCTACATTTGGAACAGACGTTGAATACGCAAAATTCCACCAATATGGGACAATAAAAATGCCAGCAAGAAAAATAGTCTTTGAGCCAGCTGGCTTCAAGCGAGAACTTAATGAAAAAATGGTTGACTATGTTGTCAATGGCAAAAAAAGCATGGTTGACTAATGCCACTTTCTTCATATCCGCTGATGCATGGTGCTCAGTTTGCTAAAGCATACGTTAATAATTATTTCAAACAGGACATACCGATCCGCATTATTGATTACAGAAATGGCTGGCAGGTTGACGACGTAAACCTACCCACCCCAGAGGAATTCTTGGTTTATGAGCCAATAGCAATTGACTCTTGGCCGACCGTAATAACCGTTGCAATATCAACAAGCCAGTTAGCAAGGCTTGGATTTGCTGGCCCAGATCCCCTCTACAGGGTTGCCTATCAAATGAGAACATATGTTTGGGTTAGGTGTGAAGGATCTGAAGAAGTGACGATTATGAGAGACAGGCTCACAACTGTATTGAGAGCAGCCCTTCTTGATTATCCGTGTCTCAAAGCTTACGACGAGCGTGAGTCGTTCAGGGTAAGCATAGACGAAGGAAGCCTAAGGGAAGAGTTCTCGGACATCACGCTACTCAAGGGAGACAGGATGATGGCTGGGGCATATCTTGGCTACACTCTTGAAATTGATGAGATTGTATCACGTAAGCCAATTGGCACACTTTCCGAGATACAGGTTGATATCGTCCCTCACTCAATGAGCACATCTATCAACGTTTCTGGCAGTGTTTCAAGCCCTGAAGTGGTCGTAAATTGACAATATATTTACAGGAATTCTTTTATTATATTCTTTTTGATACAGTTGCATCAGATAAACCTCTATCATCTGTACAATATAATTCGTTAGGCGGGGTCAATCCCCAAGACAAGATTTATAGGAAGGTCTCATGCCAGGCGTAGTTATCTCCACAGCAGTAAGAACGGGTCCTTCATCGGCAACAGTGCGCGAGTCATCACAACTTTTTGTTGTTGGACTTGCAGAGCGTGGTACCGCCGATGAAGCTGTCCTAGTACAAAGCCTTGCCGAATTTGAAAACATATTTGGTGGTTTTTTTCTTTCAACATCGTACCTTCACCCAACGGTAGAAACCTTCTTTGAAGAAGGTGGAACTCAGGCTTACGTAGCACGCGTTGTTGGCTCAGCCGCAACGACTGGCACAAGAGTATTGCTTGGAACTGGCTCAGCATCGGCTACCACCGTAATGACGATTGACGCAACTGGCCCGGGCTCTTGGAGTTCTGACGTGTCGGTTACCGTTGAGCATGTTGGTGCATCTTCCTTCAAGGTAAAGATTCTTTACTCTTCTGTTGAGGTTTACAGCACCGGAACAGTCACTAGCCTTACTCAAGCAGCTGGAAGAATCAATAGCAGCACAATTGCTTCACGTTACGTAGTGGCAAGTGTTGCTAGCGGTCAGACTGCCCGTCCCGCCTCTGGAACACTTGCTCTTTCTGCTGGTGATTCAGATATTGCATCTGTTGTTGGCGCAGACTACATTACAGCCCTTGATCTTTTCAATGATGCTCTTGGTACTGGCGCTGTATGTATTCCAGAAGTTGAGAATGCAGCAAACAACACGACATACACCGTTTCGGAAGCATTAGTAACTCATGCAAACGCAAACAGCAGAATTGCAATCTTGCACGGAGCGATAGACGATACGTCCGCTGAAGTCATTGCAAAAGCTGCATCAATTCAGGCTGACGATCATGCTGAGCATGCAGCAATCTACTACCCATGGATTGATGTTCCAACAACAACCGCTGGCGTTACTCGTAGAATTCCACCAGATGGCTATGTTGCCGCTAAGAGGGCACTTGCTCACAACCAGTCCGGCCCACAAGTGGCTGCAGCTGGCTTGATCTCTGCATCAAGATTTGTTTCTGGTATTGCTACGGAGATCAACAAGACCACTGGCGATGCTCTCGATGACGCATCTGTCAACGCAATAAGAATCATCCAGAACTCT